CGGCAACATCGTCAACCGCGATTTTGAGGGAGACATCCGTCAGATGGGTGATACTGTCAAAATCAACAGTATCGGCGCGGTGACGATTGGGAATTACACCAAAAACACCAACATCGGCGACCCGGAAACCCTGAGCGATGCGCAAACTACGCTTCTCATTGATCAGGCCAAGTATTTCAACTTCCAGGTGGACGACATTGACAAAGCGCAGCAATCGCCAAAGGTCATGGACGCTGCCATGCGTGAAGCCGCCTACGGGCTTGCCAATGTCGCTGACCAGTACATCGCCGGGCTGTATACCGGCGTTGCCAGCGGCAACACCATTGGCAACGACACCACACCGATTGTTCCGACTGCCTCGACGGCTTACGAAAAGCTGGTTGACCTGGCGACCCTGCTCGATGAAGCAAATGTCCCCAGCGAAGACCGTTGGGTGGTGCTTCCGCCTTGGTTCTACGGCCTGCTGCTCAAAGACGACCGCTTCGTCAAAGCGGGCACTGGCGCGTCTGACCAGGTGCTGCGCAATGGGTTCGTGGGCGAGGCAGCCGGCTTTGCTGTGTACAAGTCCAACAATGTGCCCAATACCAGTGGCACCAAGTACAAGATCATTGCTGGACAGCGCAAGGCTATCTCGTTTGCTGACCAAATCAACAGCGTGGAAGCCTACCGCCCCGAAAAGCGTTTCGCTGACGCGGTGAAAGGGCTGCATCTGTATGGCGCGAAACTGGTGTATCCCCAGGCAATTGCCGTTCTGACTGCTAACAAGTCGTAATCTATCTCCCCCAAACTCGTTTGAGTTTGGGGGAGGGAAAGGACTTCCGGAATGTGGATTCGGAACAAAAACACCGGCTTGAAATGGGAAGTGACCGATGAACGCGGACGCGAACTGATTGCCAGCGGCGATTATGAAGCCGTCAACGAACCCAAAGAAACGCCACCCCAAGAGCCTGTAAAGCCGAAGAGCAAGAGCAATGCAAAATCTGATTGACCTGGTACGCGGACTGATTGGCGACACCGACACGGTGGATAAAGCGTTCAGCGATGCCGAAATTGCCGCTGTGCTGAAACAGCACTCCGAGCAGGTGTACTACCTGCCATTGATGGTTTTTTCGGTCAAGGACGGCGGCGCGTGGCAGCAGCGCGAATTTCGTGCGCCTGTCGGGTTTTGGGCAGACGATGCACACCTGTTCAATACTGAGTATGAGGTGGTGATACCGTCTATATCTGATCTGGTTGCTGGTCGCTGGATATTCACCAGCCACCAGCCCGGCATCTACCTGACCGGTACAACGTGTGACGTGTACGGCGCGGCGGCAGATCTGTTGAGCCTGTGGTCTGGTCGGGTCGGTTACGAGCAAAACGGGCGTGGCCAGGCGTTGATGGACGCGGCGCGGGAAATGCGCAAACGAATGCGCCCAAAGGTGGTGCCCAGTGACTAACGCAGAAGCTTACTTTATGGGGATTCTGACGGGTGATACTACCCTGATGAACCTGGTTGCCAATCGGGTTTACCTGGACGCGCCGCATCCGGACGCACGCCCGCCGTTTGTACTGGTGACATTTTACGGAGCGAGTGACACAGTTGGCGTGGGCGGCGCGCGCATACTCAGTGAAGTGGATTACACCGCACGGGTCGTAGCAAAACAAGCCGACTCCAGCGCTGACACCATCGCCCTGCGGATTGATACCTTGCTGCACAAAGCTGCGCCAAACACCGCGCTAGGTGTACTGGGGTGCGTTCGCCAAAAGCCGGTCAGTTTTTTAGACGACGACAAGGGTGTATTGCTCAAACACACCGGCGGCATTTACCGGGTCTATATTGTATAGAGAAAGGACAATCACATGACTGAACGAGCCAGTATTTTTCAGGGCGTGCAGATCGGCGTGGAAGTCACGCCTGGCACGTCTGTTGCGGCAAACAAAAAACTGCAAAGCATTAGCATCGAGCCATCTATCAAAGCCGAGGTAAAAACTTTTCGCTCGATGGGCAGCAAATTCCCTGCCATTGCTGCGCTGGGCAAAGAGTGGAGTGAATCAAAAATCAGTGGACAGCCGACCTATGACGAACTGACTTATATCTTTGCCAGCCTGGTCAGTTATGCCGCGCCAACAGGCACAACTGAAAAAACTTGGACTTTTGCGCCTATGTCTGACAATGCTGACACGGTGAAAACGTATACGGTTGAGCAGGGTGGCAGCGTGCGGGCGCACAAGTTTACGAATGGCATCATCACCGGCGTGACGTTGAAATTTGGGCGTGAGGGAATCAGCCTGGACGGGACGATGATTGGGACGGCATTGCAAGACAACATCACTATGACTGCCAACCCCACTACCATCCCCCTTGTGCCGGTGTTGCCGACACAGGTCAAAATATACCTGGCAGATACTGCTGCTGGACTGACCGGTGCGACGGCCCTGGCGCGCCCTATTTCGGTGGAGTGGAGCCTGACCGACCGCTTTGGTCCGCTGTTCGTGCTGAACGGTTCGACCAGTTTTGTCACCACGCTCGAAAAAGAGCCAAAACTGAACAACAAGCTGAAAATGGAGGCGGACGCCGAAGGGATGGGACTGTTAACCCAGTTGCGCAATGGGACGTCGAAATTCCTGCGCATTGAGGCGGCGGGACCGCTGATTGATACCAGCCCCTACCAGTTGACGATTGACACCGCCTGCAAAGTGACAAATGTCTCCGAGTTTTCGGATGAAGACGGTGTGTTTGCCATCGAATGGGAGATGACAGGTGTGCATGACGCTACCTGGGGCAAAGCCACAAGCATCACGTTGGTCAACACCCTGGCAAGCCTATGACAACGGTTGTCAAGATTGTGCGTAATGACGTGGGCAAACTCGCCGCCGGTCTGAGAAATAGAGCAAGAGCGGCGGCGAGAAAAGCCGCGCTGGACACCAAGCGTGAGATTACCGACCGAATGAGTGATGCCAAAAGCGGACGCATTTACAAGCGCGGTCAAAAAATCCACCAGGCGAGCGCGCCCGGCGAAGCCCCGGCGATTGACACCGGGCTGCTTGTCAATTCAATCCAGGTGACCGATTATGGGCGGTTGGGTGCGATGGTGTACACCAATACTGAGTATGCTGATGTGCTGGAACTTGGCGGGCGTCACATTTTGCCGCGCCCATACATGCGGCCAGCGGTTGAGAAAATCGCGCCAAAGTTTTTAGAGGCAACACGGCAATTGATTGAGAAAGGATAAGTATGGCAATAGAACTGGCTGATTTGCTTCGAGATGAACGAAAATTGACGGTGAAGGTAGCGGCGGGCGAGTTAGAAATTACCTACCGTCCTAGCGCATTTACAGCGGCGGCAGAAGAAAGATATTTAGACGCCATTGAAAATAAGCGCGTAAATTATGCCTATGCTCAAGCGCTAAGCGAAATTTTGACAGATTGGGATCTAACAAGGAACGGGGAAGTAATACCGATTATTCCCGATGAGCTAAAACACTTACCCGCTGAATTTCTGGCCGAGGTCTTTTTGGCGGTCGTGCAGGACAACCGCATGGGAGGCAAAGAAACCCGAAAAAACTCCGGCGGTGGCTCGCCACGGGCGGGCAAGTAGGTGAATGTCCTGACTGGTGGCCTGTGCTCAAAGCGGCACAAGAGGCAGGCGTCCCACTACTGAGTAATCTGCCTTTGATGCAACAGCCTGCTGCCGTGCGCTGGATGTATGAGATTGCGCGAGGCGTAGAGGCGGAAGCCATACGCGCGGCACAAAGTGGATTACATCAACAGGCGTAAGGCAACCACCAGGCAAGCCAGAATGCAGAGCACTTGTAGAACTGCAATGAGGACCGGGAATAATTTGCGCATGACCATACAGTAATTTTACGAGGAAATCATGTTAGAGGTCGCCCGACTACTCGCAGTTTATGACGCCGACACACGCGGCTTTGACCAAAAGAGCAAAGACGTGGAAGGCACGCTGGAAAGGCTGAGCGGCGGGAGCGTGTTTGGCGGCTTTGTCGGTGCGCAGATTTTCACGCAGGCGGCCAATGCCCTGGGAGGTCTGACAGTTGAGGGCGTGCAAGCCTATGCCAGTTTTGAGCGGCTGGGCATGAGCCTGCAGACGTTGTCCGCGCGGGAGGCGATGAGCAGCGGGGCGGCGAAAAACATGGGGCAAGCCCTGGCCATAAGCAGCGGGAAAGCCAGCGAGTTGGTGAGTTGGATACAACAATTGGCTGTCAAAAGCCCATTTACCCGTGAGGGAGTAGCAACGGCATTTCGTCAGGCAATGGCTTACGGCTTCGCCAGCGATGAGGCGAAACGTCTGACCCAGGCGATGATTGACTTCGCGGCGGGTAGCGGGGCCAGCGAAGGGGCGATGAGTCAAGTCGCACTGGCGCTGGGGCAAATTAAAGCCAAAGGCCATCTGGCCGGGCAAGAAATTTTACAACTGGTAAATGCTGGTATTCCTGTACAACAAATTCTTGCTGATGCATTTGGCAAAAGTACGGCTGAGATTACCAAGATGACCGAGCAGGGGCTAATCCCTGCAAATGCAGCCATCGAGGCAATTGTGCAAAGCCTGGAGAGAGATTTCGGCGGGGCGGCGGAACGGCAGGCCACGAGCATAGCCGGGTTGATTTCGTCATTGTCTGATCTGAAAGACATCAACCTGACTGCCTTTTTTGGCGGCTTTTTCGAGGAAGTGCAGCCGTACCTGGCTGAATTTGTGGATGCGTTGAGCGACCCCGCCATGCAGGAAAATATGGCGGCACTGGGCAAGAGCGCGGGCGAATTAGCAAAATCGCTCATTGAGGGCGGTAAAGAAATACTCAGTATCTGGAATAGTATTCCTGAGCCTTTGCGTGGTGCGGCAATCGCATTGATTTCAATTGAGGCTGCCACGCCGCCCTTGATAGATGCCTTGGGGCGCGGCGCGATTGCACTGCAGGGCTGGGACGAAACGCTGAAAAGTTTGCCCGGATTTTACCGGGACGTGCAGGCGGCACAGGCACTGCTCAAAGAAGGTGCGAGCGTTTTTGACGTGATGAGCACCGGCGCGGCGGGGCTGACTGCTACCCTGGGACCATTGGCAATGGCTCTGGCAGCAGTAACGGCAGTAGTCGTTACGTACAACGAAACGGTTGCTAAAGCACAAAATGAAGGCATGGCTGCAAACGCAGAAGCCTGGGCAAATGCACTTGCCAGAGTCAAAGAGCAGGGTGGCAACGCGCAGGCTGTATTGGATGCCTATGCGGCGGGCATACAGAGAGTTAACGAGGCGCACGACGAAGGCGGGCTGGTGGCGGACTTGTTCGTCAACCGGCAGGCGATGATCAATAATGGCCTGGCAGCTACTATCAGTACACTGAATGATACTGCAGGGAGTTGGGAGGAATACAGCACAGCAGTGCAGCAGGCTGCTCAAATGGCGGGTTACCAGGTAGACGAACAAGGACGTATGTATACAGTGATCCGTACTGAGGCTGGATTGGTACGCCGTTATGCCACTGATCTAAACATGATGACTAAAGCCGAATGGATGGCGGCAGATGCAACCCGCAACAGTGCCGAATATATGGACGGCTGGGCTAGGGCAACCAATACTGCAAGTATAACGTCTCTGAAATTCGGTGAAAGCATTGTCAGTACGACTGACATTTTGAACACGCTGCAAACGGCGCTGAGGGACGCGGGTACGTCCAACCCGGCGCAAATTTATGAGGACATTGCCGCCAGCCTGGGAGTAGTCCCTACGGCGGCACAACAGGCAGCAGCGGACGTAAAATTACTGAGTGAGGCTTTTGCGGCGGGGCTGATTGACCAAACGCAGTACGTTGAGTACATGCAACAGGCGCAGGCGGGAACGCTTGCGCTAGACGCCACTACGCGCAATGCACTGCAGGGGATGATGGATAATGCCGCTGCCACACGCGATGCGGCACAGGCGGCGGCGGAGGCATCCCAACAGTATTGGGGATTGGCCGAGGCCTTGAAAGGCGCGAGTGAGGCGGAATTTGCCAAGCAGGCTATGCAACAACTGGGAGAGTTGCTCAAAGGCGACACCCCAAACGTAGCGCTGTATAACCAGGCATACCAGGATTTGGCGCTGCAATATGGATTCGTAAACGAAAAAAGTATGGCACTGGCCAGCGCTATACCAACCTTAACGAAAGCATTGCAGGATGGCGCGCTGGCTCCGACGCAATTGTCCGAGGCCATTAAATATCTTTTCCAGGATGCGGCAGATGGTGTGATCAACTGGGACGCGTTCACCCAAAAATTCATGAGCACGCCGGAGACATTCGCACCCGCGCAAACAGCCATTGACGGCATGGGCGAGAGCGTGACCAATTTCGGGACAACCACCGCAGAAACGAGCGCGGTCATCACCACCGAGTTTCCCAAGTGGGTTTCTACCGCAGAAACAACGTCCAAAGCAATTGCCAAAGCATTTACGTCTCAAGATTGGGCAGGAGTTGGGCTGGCAATTGCTGACGGCATCGTTAGTGGCTTAAGCCGGGGCTCAGATAAGATTATTGCTGCGGCACAAGCAGCAGCAGAAGCAGCCTATGAGGCAGCGGCGAGCGAATTGGGTATTCATTCACCATCGAAAAAATTTGAGTTCCTGGCCGAAATGGCAATAAAAGGGTTCGAGAAGCCATTCTTATCTGCTGACTTACAACCAATGTTTGAAAATACCTTATCCCCTGTCATTGCCCCCTCCCACACTGAGTATAAGGGGGTCACGGTGAGTAACCCTGTCTTTAACTTCGCTGACACGACGTTGACGCCTGAAATGTTGGTGCAAGTCATGAAACAATTGGAGTGGATGTATGGATAGATGGAATTGGATAACGCCGGATGGTGTTGTCGTGCCGCTGGATGAAGACCCCATCTATCTGAATCCAGAAATCAGTGGGCATCTGATGCCGCCATTCAAGCGCTCGGAGCGCTGGCTTGGAAGCATCGGCAAACTGACCGGATTGCGCGTTGACGCGCGCGATGTTTTTTTGCCATTGATGGTCAAAGCGAATAATCTGACGGATGCGTTACGTCTGATGGCACGCTATTTCAATCCGCAGGCTGGGGTGGGCAAATTACGCGTGACGACTGACAGCGGCACACGTGAACTGATTTGTCAGTATGTTGGCGGGCTGGATGGCGACGGGCGCGACAACGGGCCAGGCTGGCAGAAGGTCGGGCTGCGACTGCGGGCATTGCAACCCTACTGGCAGGCGGATATAGCAAAAAATTTTGTTTTCACGATAGTTGCGCCGGTAATATTTTTCCAGTCGCCATTTTTCCCGCTGCGGATTTCGCATGGGACAATTGACGGGACTGTGACCGTGAGCAACGACGGCGACGTGCCCACCTACCCCATCATCACGGCCAGCGGCGCGTTTATGAGTTTGCAGGTTGACAATTTAGACACGGGCAAGACGCTGTCGTTTCCGACGTTGAGCATGGTGGACGGTGACAACCTGGTCATTGACAGCCGCCCGGACGTGTTGAGTGTGAAGTTAAACGGCAATAATGCCTTCGGGATGCTATCGGCTGCGTCGAGTTTGTGGTCAATTAAGCCAGGTGAGAATCATTTGAAGATTGTCACGACTGGCACAAATAGCAACAGCGTGGTGACAATCTCATTTACCGAACAGTTTTTGACGGTGTAACATGGCTGATTATGAAGTATTTTTAGAGGACATGACCGGACAGCGCGTTGGGCAGTTGCCATTTGAATCGCTGCAGATAACGTTGCGGTACAACGAGCCGGGGCGCGCTAAACTGACATTGCCCGCCGCGCAGATGACGGTGGACGTGTTTGATACGCCGTATCGGCTGCTGGTGCGCAGAAACGACGTCAATATCATATCTGGAATGGTGACCAGCGTGCAGCGAGCGTGGGACACCAACAACGACCAGATGGACATCAGCATCACAGACGACCTGGCATTGCTGGACACGCGTCTGATTGTACCAGTGCCAAATGGGCCGCCATATACCAGCGCCGACCATGACGTGCGCACGGGTGCAGTCGAAACCGTAATGCATGCCTACGTCAACGCACACGCGGGCGCTGGAGCAATTGCCAGCCGTCGGATTGCTGGACTGACGCAGGCGGCTGACCAGGCGCGCGGCGGGACCGTGACGGCGCGGGGACGGTTTCTCCCATTACTGAGTATGGTGAAAAAACTTGCTACGCTAGGCGGGTTGGGGTTCCGAGTAGTCGGGTTGCAATTTCAGGTGTACCAGCCGTCAGTAACGAGCGTGACCTTTTCGGCGGAGATGAACAACCTGTTGAAATTCGTGCGCACGGTGAGCGCGCCAGGCGGCAATTATGTTTACGCCGGTGGCGGCGGCGAAGGCACAAGCCGTGTCATCGCGGAAGCAGGCAGTCTTGACAGCATTATGCGCTGGGGACGGCGCGAAATGTTCTTGGACCAGCGCAATACCAGTGACATCAGCGAATTACAGCAGGCAATTACCGCCCGCCTGAATGAACAGACCGGAAAAGAAGAAACAATCCAGTTTGAAGGCACGGCATCGCTTGACCAGGTTGGTCTCGGCGACATTGTGAGCGTCGCGTTTGGCGGCGCAGTGTACCCGATAACCATCCAACAAATCACCATCCGCACGGATGGGGTGAGCGAGGACGTTATCATGACATCGGGGACTGAAAAACCCGATATTTATCGGCGCATGGACGACGCCGAGAGTAGTATTGCACTTTTGGAGGTGAGATAATGGCACAAACCTATTTTCCATTCGATTCTGGCGCTGGTTCAACGGTGACGGAAAGCCAGTGGAGCAAAATGGCCCGAAATTGGCTTCAAACCGGTGTCCTTTACGACTGGGCAAACAAACTTGAGGTATACGCAGACTCGACGGGCATGCAGGTAAAAGTTCGCACCGGAGCGGCGTGGGTCATGGGGCATTTTTACGAAAATGACGCTGAGGTGACGCTGAGCATTGCCACAAGCAATCCGTCCAATCCGCGCATTGATCGCGTGGTTTTAAGGTTGGACTGGACGAATAACACCATTGGTTTAGTCGTTTTGACCGGAACTCCTGCCGCGTCTCCAACACCTCCCAGCGTGACGCAATCATCTACTATATGGGAAATTTCGTTAGCGCAGGTTTATGTAGGTGCGGCGGTCTCGACCATTGCGGCTGGCAACGTCACGGATGAACGAACGTGGGCTGGGTCGAACGAGAAGAATTTTGCCATCGAGGTTGTATTAGGTGATGGCGTGCTAAGTCTGACAACCGGTGTCAAGGGCTATATCGAAGTACCCATTGACTGCTACCTGAATGGTTGGCGGATTGTTGGGAATACATCGGGGTCGTGCGTTATCGGTATCTGGAAAGATACTTACGCTAATTTTCCACCGACTTCTGCGGACATTATCTTATCTAATGCCAAACCGACTTTGTCTAATGCGCAAAAAAATCAAAATACCAGTCAACGGCTATTATTGAATGCAGGAGATTGGCTAGCCTTTAATGTTGAGAGCGCATCAACAGTTACCCAAGTTGTACTGAGTCTGCTCTGCACGAAAGTGAGGTAGGATTATGCCAATACCATCCATTGTCACACATGGAACAGTCTATGCCGGCCAGCCAACCGGTGGATCAACGCAGTCGTTCAATGTCAGCGTTTCAACCTCGTGCATGTATTTGTTCCTAATTTTCTCTAAGAAATCTGGTAATTTTCCGTATTCAATCTTGTTTAACGGCGCTGCACCTACCCAACTTGCAACAACTGGGAGCGCTATGAACGGTGCAGCAATCTATGGTGTATTGTATCCACCGTCCGGTAGCAAAACAATCACATGGACGAACACTAGCAGCCCACCAGCCCTTTTGCTCGTCTACCAGATACAGGTCTCGCTTGGTAATACCATCACAAAGAATCAAGCCGATGTTACATACACCACGACAAGCCTATCAATCTCAATAACCCCGGATTTGCCTGATAATCTCTTCATCAGTGCGGCAGGATCAGCTTACTCTTTTGTTGACCCCCTAGAGAAAACTGGTGCAACAATCCTATATGGTTCGAATAACCACGTTGTATGCTACAAACAAAAGAGTGGTTTAAATTCGGCAGGTTTTGGCTACGAATCCTCAACGGATCCGCAAGGTTGGGGCGCGTCAACCGTAGCGATTACTGGAATATTCGGGCAGAAATTCAGGATTCTGGGATTTCCGGGGCTGTAACTATGGCTTCCAATTGTCCACCGGACTGGCGCGGCGGTGGGCGGATTGGGTATCGGCGTCAGCAATGGCAAGATAATGCTGTACCATTTTTAAGGTGGTATGACCTAAAATTCGTTGTAGTGTAAACACATCCCCACCATTTCGAAGATATTCAATTGCGAATGTATGCCGAAAGCGGTGGGGATGAACATTTGGAACGCCAGCGCGGTCGCCAAGATTGCGAAGCAATTGCAATAAACTGTTACGGTTCAGCCCGAAAAAGGTTTTTCCCCTATACTCAGTATGGGAATGATAACGCCAGAGGGCTTTGCTGGTCATCTGTCCAATGGGAATGACGCGGGGCCGTGATTTGATTCCTGAGAGGTAGGGGCGAACAGTAATTTGACAGTTTTTCAGGTCAATATCTTCGGATGTCAGGCGGCAAAGTTCGCCAGCGCGCAGGCCTGTATCGAGCAAGAGCAGGATAACCGCCACATCACGCAACGCGGTTGGGCGGCGCATGGTGAACGGTTTGCGGCGTCCATCAGACGGTTTTGTTCGTTCGGCGGCTTTTAGTAAGGCTTTAAGTTCGTCTTTGGTGAGCGGCTTGATTTCACGGTAGGCGGCCCGCGGCTTACTGAGTAATTTGTCTGGGCGGTCTGACAATCCTTCTGCTGATGTCCATTTGTAAAAGGCTCTGATTGACTTCCAAATGTGAAAAACAGATGCAGCCGACAGATTGGGTTTTTGTTGGACAGATGCCATAAAATTGCGCAGGTGAGCAATGTCTATTTGCTTCAATGGCTTATCCCCCATCTCTAAAAGCATTTTGAGCGCCCATTTGTACTGTTCAAGCGTTCCTGGACTGTAACCGTCTGCGGAACGGGCGAGCAGAAAGCCTTCAATGGCTTGAGAAAGCAAGATGTCTGTAGTCATGGTCATTTTCTCCAAATGGCCTACCACAGACATTTTGCAATGGCAATTGGCAGATGTAATCTGTCTAGAGTCGGGGCGAGAGGATTTGAACCTCCGACCTCTTGCACCCCATGCAAGCGCGCTAGCCGGGCTGCGCCACGCCCCGATAAGCAAGGCGGTATTATAGTCGCACTTTTCAATTCTGGCAACCTTTAAACAAACTTGGGTAGTGTATCTTTCCTTCAGGAAATTCCGAGAACAAAAGTAACCACCCTCCACTGCCATCCTTGTCATTGCGAATACTATGAGTTTGTCAAGCATTTTTTAGAAGCAAAGGATTGACAGAGACATAGTTTGGATTGTACGGTTGTTTTGAGCGGACGACAGCACAAGCAATCTTAAGGATTT